CGTCATCTATGTTGTTCGACACCGCCGTGATGAAGGCGGAGGGGGTTCCGTAGAGCCCGATCTTAACGGCGTCCTTACCGGCCGCCGCGATTGCGCCGGGGCCAGCCCCCGACATCCCCATAGGGCGGAAGCCTTCTCGTAACTTGGCCTCCACCAGTTCGCGCATAAGCGCGAGTTGTTCCGCTGACCTTTTAGGCGCCGGCATGTGTCGGCCTCGCTAGGTTGTTGGACCTTTTAGCAGGTGAGAAATCTTGTCCCCGATCAGCCACCAGAAGGCGGCGAAGGCGGTGCTTATGGCGACCGCTGCGGCGGATGCGGCGGCTATCAACCGGGCTTTCAGGAGGTCATAGGCGTGGACCTTGGCCTCGATGACCTCCAGCCGCTTACCGACGCGTTCGAACCCCTCGCGGGCCTGATCGCCGTTGGCTTCAACCTTGGCCTCAACCGCGCCGAGCTTGGTCAGGACTTGTTCGAGGACGTGGCTAAGGTCGAGGTGGGTGGGCTGGTGGGTCATGGCGCGACGTAAGCCCCAGCGGTGTCCGCCGTGGTCGGGCGGGCGGTTCCGGCGAGGTCGTGGGAGAGAACCGCCACGTCCATGATGTCGGCAACCGGAGCCGACCCGCTGGTGAGGGTATAGACGCCGCTTCCGGCCCCCACCGTGTAGGCAGGCCCCGCCGCGACCGTGACGCCCGCGAACGTAGTCCAGTTCGTGTTCGCCATCTGCGCGGTCGAAGTGAGCGCGGTTGTGCCGAGGCTTGACCCGATGCCGGGATAGGCTTGAGCAAACGAACCACCCAGGCCGCCGGAGTCGGCGTCGATGTATTGCGACCACTCATCGAAGCAGCCGACGCCGTAGAGATAGGCCCAATTTCCAAGCCGCGTGGACGCGTCGGGGCCGCCCTCCGTAGCCCCCCGAAAAACGTCTCCCTTGGTGTTAACTTGGGTCCAGAGGTTCCCCCGCATGGACATAAGGCGCGAGGATCGGGCCGTTGGGCCTTCGTCGTAGAACAGATTGCAGCGACCCGCGATAAAGGCCCCGACCGACGTGTTATTATGGATCACAACGTGGGTATTGTTGCCGGTGTTGCTGTCGTTGGAGACGCCGAGCATGTAGCCGAGGGTCGTTGACGTCCACTCAATGACGTTCTGCACGAAGGCGTAGTTCGTCACGTCTGCCGACCCGCCGATATTCAGCATTGCCGTGCCGGTCGGGCCGTTGACGCGGTTGAAGGCGAAAATTCCGCCGGTTGCCGTCCGCGTGGAGATTATGAACGCCGCCGGGCTCGTCCATGTGCAGCCGACGCTCAGGTAGTTTTCGACGTTGTTGCCGGTTCCTACGGTGCAGGAGACGCCACGGAAAATTCGGTGTTCATTGGTTCCCGCTGAGAACGTGCTGCACGACGCGGCCAGCGCCGTGACAGTGGCTCCGTAGAAGTAGCTATGGCTATCCGATAGGAAGTTGGCCGTCGCCGTGCTGTTGTCGAAATCCACATCGTTGAACTGGATTTCGAGCTGGTTCGCCGCTTCGCCCCGGATCGTGGACGCGCCGGTTCGGACCAGATTGATGTCGCGGAAGTTGATGCAGCCGGTCGTGAGGGGCACCGTCCCGCCGCCAACCGCCGGGGCGTTGTCCAGCCCCGCCAGCAGGCGCGGGCGGAACGATGACGCGCCCCACGACACGCGGGCATTGGCGCGGGCGACGTTGGGGTCGCGGGTGAAGATAATCGCCGCGCAGTCTTGATTGCGCGAGGTGGCCGAGCCGGTCAGGACAAATGGCGTTCCGCCGTCGTTGCCGATGCGGACGATAACGCCGTCCGCCTTGCCCGCCGCGCCTGCGTTGAGCGCGTTGAACATGCCCACGACGGTCAGGAACGGAGAGGCTTCCGCCGTCGCCGCCGTGGTCGAAAACACCCCGGTTCCGTCGTTGCCGGTTGTGGTGATGTAGGCGTAATATGGCGCCGCAGCGAGCCCGGTGGACTTGTAGAAATACCGAGGCCCGAAGTCGCGCCCGTTAACCGCCGTTCCGGTGTCGCTGTCGGCTACCGACCCCGACGCCCCGATGAACGGATAAACTTGGCAGCGCACGCGAAAAACGGCGTTGTTCGTGAGGCTGGTGATGTCGGTTTCCGGCATCCGATAGACGATGACCGGATGGCGGTCTCCGGTGCGCCCGCTGACCACCGTTGACGAAACCGGCGTGCAGGTGACGGTGTTCGTGCCGTCCGTGACCGAGAACACCACGGACGCGACTTCTCGCCCCGACCGCGCGTTGCGGTGGAAGGCGACAATCTCAACCGGGACCACCGTCCCGCCAATGGTGTTCCCCACGACGCTCCGGTGCGGCGTCACCCAATTGCAGACCGGCACGGGGCTGGTCAGCGTGGCGTTGTTGACCACCGAGCCAGAGGGCGTGTCGGTCGAATAGATGTAGTCTGAAAGCGCCACCGTGAGGGCGGACGGGTCGGCCTGATCGGGATAGGGCTTGCGAACCCGCGTTGTGACGTACAGCGTATCCAGATAGGTCGTGGTGTTACCGCTGGCGTTGTAGCCCTGACGCGAAACCGTGAAGGCGATAGGCGACGGAACCGAAGGCGTGGCGCCGTACTCCGCCGACCAGCTATCGTAAGCGCCCGTCCCGTTGACCGACGCGAACGGGGCCGCAATCACCGCAGACGCAGCCGCGCTCGACCGCAGAACCGCTCTCCGACTGGCGACGGTCAGCCCCATGGTTCAGCCCGCCAGTACAAGCGTGAGGACGCGTTGGGCGCCCTGATTGACCGGCGTCCCCGTCGTGCCGGAGCGGACCTTGACGTAAGTTACCGCCGTCCAGTCCACCAGCGAGAGCGCCAGGAAGCGCGAGGTCCCGACGTTGCCGGATGCGATGGTCCGCTCAACCGCCGTGGTCTCCAGCGCGTCGTCGTACACGTCGAAGAAGCTGGACCCGTCCACCGACGCCTGAAAGGTGATCGCCGCCGCCGTCCAGGCCGCCGGTGTGATGATCCCGCTCAGCCGGCCGTCAACGAACACGGAATCGCTCAGGCTCGCGCCGTTGGCGATGGTCGCCGTCGCGGTCTCAGGCGATCCAGACGTTACGGTCACTTGTGCATTGGCCTTGGCCATCGGTTAGGTTCCTTGCGAGTGGTGTGGTAGGGTGAGGGCGTGAGAGAACCGATCTTCGAACCAGGTGGCATCGGGCGCCTGATCTACTTGCTCGCGTCCGTCGCGTTCGGATGGTGGCTGTTTCATTCGCTCGCCATCCCGACCAGTTGACCGCCAGCAACGCCGGCCGGGATGTAGCCGCGCACTTGCGCCTTGGGCGTAGCGTTGCGAGACGCCAGCCAGTCCGCGAACTCGTCGGCGTTCAGTTGCAGGATGCGCCCGAACTCGTCGCGCACTTCGATTGGCACACCCGCCGTGCGGCTGTAGGCGAGCATCCGTGAAACACTGGTTCCGAGCGCGTCCAGCGTCCCGGCCATGAGCTGGCCTCGCCCAAACTTCCCGGCGATCCGCGCGGCGTCCCCGAAACTCTCCGCGCCCGCCGCGCCGAACTCATCGCCCGGAGATCCCGCTCCGGGCATCATCCGCCCGCCCGTGCGCGCCAGCCGGGCTTCGGCTTCCATCTTGGCGATGAAGCGTTGGGAGCCCTCACGTCCGAAGGCAATTTCCAGTTTCTGTGGCAGCCCAGGAACGGAGAACTTGCCGCCCTTGAGTTGGCCCCGGTTCGCCAGGTCCAGAACATCCGCCCCGATGGCCGCCTGAATCGCGCGCTTCTCAGCAGGCGTTTTCGCGCTCGCCACCAGCTTGGCGAAGTCCGCGACCTTGCCTTGCGTCAGCTTGCCTCGCGCCCGCTCAAACGCGCTCTGAATTTTCAAATAGTCGCCGCTTTCGGCCAATGCCTCACGATAACCGGGGATGGCGCCGGGCCGGCTTTCATCACCCGCCAGCGCACGCCGCAGATCGGTCGCCACCGTCGCCAGGTCGCGGTTTCGGATGCCGACTTCGCCCGTGCCAATGACCTTGCCCGTCACCGGGTCGCGCTCGACCAGGCTGTCGAGAACCCTTTTGACCTGATCCCACGACCGGGCGGTCGGTTGCGCCTCTAGCGCAGGCTCCATGTCCGGCGCCGCCCGCCCAACGTACTGTTCCGGCGTCGGTAGGTCGGCAGGGTCGCCGCCGTAATACGCTATTTCTTCTGACGCCTCGCGCGCCGCAAACCGTTGCGCCGCACCCGGATCCGCTTCGCGTGCATAGGTCGGGCGCCCACGCATCTCGTCAGACAGCGCGTCTAGAAGCTGGTTTGCGGTCGGGCGGTCACGGTATTGTGGGAAATACCCAGCTTCCCATGCCCGAAGCGCCCACTCATCGGCGTCAGGCCCATTGCCGATTAGGCCCCGTTGGAACGCCTTGCCCTTGTTCCAGTCTTGCCCCGCCATGGCGCCGACATCCCCGCCCGTGTCACGGATGCCGCCGCCGTCAGCAATGAACTTCGCCAGCGACTTACCCCGAGACGGCGCCTTTGCCGGACCCCGAACCGGCGCCGTAGGGGGCGCGCCGAACGACGCCACCGAGCTATCAAAAGCGCCCGGCTGATCTACAAACGACATCCCGAGGGCTTCAGTCGGTCGCCCAGCGTTCCGCGCGCTTTCCTCGGCCACACTAAACGCGCGCCGAACCGCCGGACGTTGCGCCAGTCCGGCGAGTTCATCGTTCCAGATTGGCGCGTCATCGCCTAGCGCGCGGTCATAGAGCGGCGCGGCGCGGCGGCGGCCCTGTTCAACCATCGACTCTATGTCGCCCGCCGCCCATTCCGGCATGACCCCAAGGTCGTCGGAGAAGTCATCCATGATACGTTGCGGGGCGCCCCGTTGGCGCTGGATCAGCAACGCCTCCAGATCGTCCGCCGTGTTGCCGTCGCGGCGAGCGGTCGCCGCCAGTTTGCTCACACCTTCACGGCCCATGATTTCCGCCGCCGTCACCGGCTTTCCGGCGAAGTCATCCGCCGCCATGGTCCGCACCGCATCCGGCGTCAGGCCCTTGCGAGAGGCCATTTCTTCGACCCTCGCCGCCGCAAGTTCGGCCTGTCGCGGTGTCGCCACCGGACGAACGCCAGGCGGGGGCGGCCTGCGTGTCACAGCCCGCGTCACATCGCGCACCACGCCCGCGCCGCCGCTCACCAGAGGCGCGGCTGCGGACATACCGCCGTGCAGCACAGAGCCCGCCAGGAGACCACCGGGAACCGCCTTGAGGCCATCCCCCACGCGATCCATGCCTTCACTGTCAGCGGCGCCATAGGCCCCAGCGAACAAGCCACCCGCCGCCGCTGCCTTAACGTTGTTCTTGATGAACGACAGGACGCGGTTTCCCTCAGTCACCGCCGAGGCGATGACCTTTGCGCCCCTCACCGGAGCCGCCGAAAAACCGCCCAGGAGCCCGCCAGCCGTCGTCGTGACCGGGTAGCGTTCCTGCCTACGATTCCGGCCCTCGTTGATGGCGTCCTTGTTGGCCAGATAGACCGCTTCGGAATCCCGCGCCGCATCCGCCGCGCTGTCACCCTGAAACGCGCGTGCGATGTAATTGCCGGTTGCCTTGATGCCGCCGATCAGTTCGTCCATCACCGGAAGCGGTTCCGCAACCGCCGAGCGGAGCGCGTCGTATCGCCCGCCTCGCGTTTCGTGCGCGCGCTCGTTACGCTCCGCCTTGGCCTTCTCCCGCGCATAGGTGGCCGACTGACGCGGATTGGCCGGCGCACGCGGCTTTCCGCCGTCCGCCGCTCGGAACGTGCCGCCTTCTTCCAGTTGCCGGAACGTCCGCATCAACGCGCCGCCTTCTTCCGGTAGAGCGTGCCGTCAACGTCGATAATCCATGAGCCCGGCGGAATCCTTTCGAACTCGCCATCAGTTGTCGGGACGTAGGGATTGCCCTTGTTGCCGGACGGCTCTTTGGCGCTCCTGAACATCGCCGCCGCCGCCCGCTGGCGATCCGTCAGCCGCCCGCTGAAACCTTCCGGCGGCTTGCGGCCATCGGCGTTGCGGGGGCCAACGGCTCGCGTGATGTCCTCTTGCGCCTGCGTCGGACGCCCGTCGCCCGCCCCGCGCTCCGCCCCGAAATACTGGCGCCAGTTCATGCGGTTTGCGTTCAGGCGGGGCTCGCCAGCCGACTCGGACGCCGGGTCAAAGATCGGGTTGTCGCGGGCGTACTGAAACCACGCTTCATCCGCCCCGAGCCGGTTGCCGTAGGTCTGGAAATACCAGTCGTTGAACGTGCGCTTCTGGATCATCGCATCGTTGCCGAGGCGTTGAGCCTGAATGAGCGCCCGGTTCGTCTCGGTCGGCTTGTCCTTGCCATAGGTCATGGCCAGGAACTGTTGCGCGTCGAAGTCCGAGATAGCGCCTTCGCCCGGCGTCCGGTTCTGGCGCGCGGCCCGAGACTGGATTGCGTCCATTTCCCGAAGCTCAGGATCGAACAGGGCCATGGCGGATCCGACCACCGGGACGCTGTAGATGCCGCCCGTCTTTTGCTTGGTCAGCAGGCCTTCCATGCGGCGCGCATCACTCAGGCCCGTCTCAGCGGTCCCGACGCCCTTGTCCTGCTCGGTGCGCCACTTGTTGAAATAGGCCGCCTCCGACTTGTCGGGCCTGTCCAGCCGCTCTGGCAGATACGCAAGCCCCTTCGCGTCGGCGCGCGGGATCGACACCCACGCCTCGCCGTTCCACGCCTTGCGCTGTCCATTCGGGCCGGTTGCGATGTACTGAGGCATGACTACGGACCCACCGCTTGAACATTCCACCCAGGCCCAGGCGGGGGAGGACCGCCGGCGCCACCGCGACCACCGCCGGCCGCAATCCGCCCCTCACGCTGACGCGCAAGCGCGGCTTGGCCCTGCGACACGCTCAGGCGGCCCCTCGCAATATCAGCGAGGATGTCCCGATAGGCCGCCATCTCGTCGGCCTTGTCGGCGGCTTCCTGATCGCGCCGCGACCACGGACGTTCTTCGCCCCAGGTCACGTTGCCCTGATTGTCGATGGTGTAGGGCGTATCGCCGCTAACGCCGGCCTTCGGCGCCAGTTTGTCGGCCAACAGGAACGCCTCCGACGCGTCCGCCTGATCGCCGATGGCGGCCATGTAGGCTTGCGGGTCAAACTTGCCGTCACGGTAGGCGTTGCGGAACGCCTGGTTGCGGCGAGCAAGGTCGGCCTTCGCTTCGGCCTTCTCCGCCACCGCTTCCTGATCAACGCGGTACTTGTCGCGCTTGCCGGACAGGTAGCCCATGCCATCGCGGTCCTGCAGAACCTCGCCGACCGCAAACAGACGGTCCGCAAAGCCCACGCCGTCCTTCTCCGCCATCAGCCGGTCTTTGAGGCCGCCCAGCAGAGACGGACCCGGCTTGATGTCGGGCATCTGCGTCATCTCTTGCGGTGCGCCTTGCTGCATCGGTTCGACCAGCGACGACAGAAGCCCGCCGCTATCGTTCGGGCCGGACTCGTAGGGCGACACCATCATCTTTCCGCGCTCGGTCACGTTCATGCCGCGCGGCTTTGTCAGGAAGTCGAGGAACCCCATCAAAGCCTCCCGTAATCGACCATGAGGAAGCCGCTTGGGTGACGGATCACCGCGTCAGGCTTCACGCCAAGCACCTCTTGCGCCATGACGCCGATGCGACGGACGGGGGACCAGAGGTAGCGGTAGGCGTAGATTCCAAGGCCATCCGCACGCTCCCCAAGGCGCACCACGTCGCGCTTCAGGCGGCGGTCGGAGAATATGATGGATGCGATTTGCGCGGCCTTGCCGGCGGCGCCGAGCGGGTCGCTTTCCTTCGACACGCCCGTTCCGGTGGTCGTGCCGCTGCTGTTGGTCGTGGCGCCCGTGAAGGCCCCGATGTTGAGGCCAGACAGGAGCCCTTGAAGCTCCTTCTCCACATCCAGCGGAGCCCTGCGGCGCGCGTTCGCCAGGTCGGTTTGCTGCGATGCGAACCGGCCCCGCATATCCAGCGCAGCCCGTTCATCCGCACCGCGCCGGCTGGTGATGTCGGACAGCAGGCCCGCACCTTGGAACCGCGCCCCGCGATTGCCCTCCTGCGCCGCCTGCACCCGGCCCGCATCTCCGGTTCCGGCTTGAAGCGCGAAGTTCGCCGCATCCTTGAGCAAGCCGCCGTAAGTCGAGGCCCGACCCCGCGCCAACTCGCCTTCGGTCTGCCCCTCACGAAGCCCCCAGCGACCGCCCCGGAACGCACCGTTGCGAGCGCCCGCCGCCGCTTGCGCCGCCCTCACCTGCCCCGCTTGCTCGTCGAAGTCGTCAAGGACCGGGTTGATCACGTCATCCGCGAAGAGGTCGCGGTAGTCGCCCATGAAGTCCTTGGCCCGCGTGCCGGTCAGGTCATAGTTCACGCCGTCCAGCAGGCCCGTGGCGCCGCTGTAGTCGCCCCCGCGCAGGTTTCCGGCGTCGGACCACACCTTATCAAGCGCAGGCGTCGAGTCCGGCGCAAAGCTCATCGGGTCCATAGCTTGAAGCCCGCCAACCCGCGTGGCGGAGGTCTGGTAAGGCTTCAGAATCCAGTCAGGGACGTTCGGCGTGGTCGTGGCCGTCTGGTTCGTCGTCTGCGTGGACTTGGTGGTCTTTTTCTTGCTCATCGCCTAGAGTTCCTTGGCGACGGTGACGGAGAAAAACTCGTAGCCTTGGGGCTTGAGCACCCGCTCCCACCCCTTTTGGCCCTCCACGATCATCTTGGTGCAGCCGATCATGCGGGCCATCGCCTCGATGCCGGGCGCCAGGGCTACAATCTCGGCAAGGTCGCCACACGCCCAAAGCACCTGCATGGCCTTGGCCCCGCCAGGATAATCCTGCGGCTCAGCCACCACTGCCGCATCCTTGCCCGCAAACAGGAACGCCCGGCGCGTGGCTATGCGCTGCTCAAGGTCATCAATCGTGTAGAGGCTGGCGTCGTCCATCGCCTCGGCGAAGCGCGACTTGAACCGCGCCCACTGTGTGAGCATCGGGTTTTCGTCCCGCGCCAGACGGTGAACGGTGTCGTCTTGGGGGTGAGCCAGGGTCATCGTTGGCCTGCCGTTTCAATTTCAAAGGTGTCGCGTCCCCAGCGCGCCGAAGCGGGGCTGGCGTTCCATTCGTCGCGGATACGCATGACGCGCCCGGTTGCCCGGAAGTCCTTGTGGCGACGGTTCGGCGTGAGCGCGTAAGGCCCCTTGGTCCGAATGACCGTGTCCTGCGGATAAAGCCGGGTCTTCAGGTAGCGGTTGATGGTCCCGGCCTGGCCCTTGAAGTCCGGCCAGCACCCTTGAACCTGCATAAGGTCCGTTGCGTCCCCGAGCACGAAGTCGGCGGTTTCCAGGAAGCCGGACAGAAAGCCGCCGTCCGCCGTCGTGCCGCGTTCCTGCCAGTAGAGGTTGCCCCCAAAAGTCACGCCCACCGGGTCAGCGGAGGGGTTGGCGTCGGAATAGGCCGTGCGGGGCTGGCTGGCGTCGGTTGACCAGTTGCCATCGGAATCCATCGCCACCGAGCGGCTGATCTCGTAGCCGTCGCGGCTGTCAGCGTAGAACCACCGGATCTCCCGATAGCGGCTGACCGTGGTCCCGACGATCTTGTCATTCTGACCGACCGCCAGGTTGGCGGCGAAGTCGGTCTGGATCGGGCAAGGCATCGGAACCGGAGCCCCGCCGATGGTCGCCGCGTAGAATTGACCGCCGGGGCTGATCCACTTGGCGACCTGACCGTCAATGATGACCGCGTTCGGCCCGATGGCGCCGCAGTCCTCGCCCTGACGCTCAAAGCGCCACGTCTCTTCCGGGGCGCCAATGAACGTCCCGAGGTAGAACGCCGCGTCGGTCCAAACCATCATGTAAGGCCCGACCATGGCCCCGCAGACGATGCGTGAGCCGCTATCGAGCGCGTACTCAAAGGCGTTGTTGGCGGTCGTCGGGGTCCAGTCGGTCAGGTCTTCGATGTCCGACCCGCGAATGACCATGGGATCAATGTCGCCACCGCCAATCGGCGTGCAGCCGAGCGCGATCACCTGCCGGGTCGGCGTCACCAGCATGAACACGCATTGAGCCGGGGCGTTGGTCACCGGGGCGGCAATGACCGCCGTGTTGTTCGACCATTGCCAGATGCCTTGTTCACGGGCGTTGGCGATCAGGCTTTGACCGTAGAGCCCGAAGCTCCACGTCATCGGAAACACCGGATCGGACGTGGCCTCGCCGTAAGGTCCGGTTCCGTAGGTCGAGGTTCCGTAGCCCGCGCTTGCCGCGCCGTCGATGTTGCCGGCCACGAACGCAGACGGCGTGATGTTGAACACCTCGCCGCCATAGTAGACGTCGAGGCCATTATGCCGACCGAGCGCGATGTTGAGGTTTCCGGCGTTGTCGGTCCATTGCAGGACCGTGCGGCAAACCCCGGTCAGGGTGTCGGTGATGATGCTTTCAAAGCCGCCGAGCTGCTGCCAGCCGCCATCGTAGCACCGGGCGCCGGAGCAGGCGAAAACGCGCCCTTCCGACACGAATGTCGTATCGTTCGACACGAGCCCAGGTGGGTAGGTGATGGGGAAATTCACGGCCTTACCTGCTGTCGCGCGCAGGCCCGTGCCGTGGGCTAGTCGAGGCGGAACTTACCCCTCCCGCGAGGGTAGCCAATCGCGTGACGCGGTTCGTTTACGGATGTCAAGCCAACATTGAGGCCAGAGCGGCTAGTCCGAACGCCGCACCTCGTGCGAGTTCAACCGTCGCGTTCTCGTCGCCGATGCCGCGCCCGGCCTTGATCGCAGCGGCTTCCTTGGCCCCGTACCATGCCGCCAGGATGGTCGCCGCAAGACCGAACGCCACGAACGGAGCCGCCGCAATCAACGGCTTGTCGGCCCAATAGGCGGCGAGCATGACCAGCGGCGCCACGAGCGCATGACGCACGAACGTCGCCAGGTAGCCTTCGCCGTCCTTGGGTGTCATCGAGGCGGACGGGATCACATCCCATGCCGGCGTGCGCCAGATCAGCCATGCAAGCGCCAGGAGCGCCCCGAAAGGCCCCGCCGCGACCCACCCAAGGCCCGCGCACCCAAGGGCCGCCCACGCCACGCCACGGCCCGGCAGGCGGTCGTCCAGCTTCGGCCAGCCGCCACCCGCGAACCGATCCGCGAGCGCGTAGGCGATGGGAAGGGCGAAGGCGGTTTCGGGGATCATGCGCGCACAATCACAGCGACCAGCAAGCCGTCGCGCCCGTTGCCGCCGTTAAGCGCGCCCGTGCCGCCCATGCCGCCGCCACCACCGCCGTACAGAACACCGTTGCCACCACTGCCGGACGCAGCCCCGGTGCCGCCCGCGCCCGGACTGCCTAGGCCCGTGGGGAAGCGGGAATCTGCCGCGCCACCACCACCGCCGCCAGCCGTATTGTCACCCCCGTCGCTGCCGGGTCCACCCGTTGATGCGCCCGCCGCACCACCGGCACCAGCCACACCGCCCGCGCCGGTCGTGTTGCCGCCGCGTCCGCCGCTGAAGTTACGCAGGCCGCCCGATGCCGTTCCGCCGACCCCACCGGATTGCGCGCCCGTGCCACCAGCCGGACCGCCCAAACCACCTCCAGCCGAAACCACAGCCCCGGTCGGAAGCGTTATAGTTGTCGCGCCCCCAGCCGGACCCGCGCCGCCACCGCCCGCGCCACCGGCCCCGATTGAGTACGAAAAAGACTGGCCGGGAGTGAGTGTGAACGTCGTGTAAGAGGCCGCACCACCCCCGCCGCCTGGGGCGTAGTTCGTGCCGCCGCTTGATCCGCCTCCAGCCCCACCCCCGCCAACGAGATAGCAGAACACCCGGCAGGCGCTTGCTGCCGTGATTGTGCCCGTGCCAGACGTGTAGGCGGTCGCGCTGATGGGCTCGGAGGGCGCCAGCGCCTTCCGCCCATCCATTCCCTGCGCTACGAGCCCACGGAGAGGCTGACCGGCGGTCATCAGTAGTTCGCAGCCTCTATGATCACGTTGATGCTCACCGACTGGCCTTGCGCCATGTAGATGCGCTCGTTCGGGGCCAGGATCAGCGGGTTATCGTCCGAATAGCCGAAGTCCGTGGTCGGGGCTTCGGTGTTCTGCGCCATCGTATAGGTCGCCATGAGCGCGCTATCGGCAAAGAACTTCGACGCCCCCGCCGTGGCGTTGTCGCGGAACAACTGCACCTGATTGGCGGTTGAGACCGTGGCGCACGGGATGGCCTGCACCTTCGTGATCCGCGCGCCATTGGCCCCCGCCGTAAACGCCAGCACCGTGTTTGTCGGGCTGGTCGTGTAGGTGGAGTTGGTCGCGCCCGAGGGCAGGTTGATTTGAGACGACGCCGGACCCTGCGGCGTGATGATGCTGTTCGGAGTCACAGCCATGACTAACCCTCCTGCGGCGAGAGCGCCGCGATTTCAGCTTCCAGACCAACAATGATGTCCGCTTGCAGCGCGATAGCCGCGTGCGCTTGAGCCAGAGACGCCTTTAGGGACGCCGCCGTTGTGGCCGCGCCCGCGCGTTCGCTATCAAGCAACGCCTGAAACGCCGCCAGCGTCGTGCACTCGTAGGTCACGGGCGGGCCATCCGGCAGACCGACCGCCGACGCGCGCCAGCCGTCCGCCTCCGCAGGCGCCTCATTGCCCGCCGAGAACATGAAACCATTCGGATGGTCCCAGCGGTAGAACAGGGTGTCGGTTTCGAGCGCGGCCATCAGAGGCTCACCGCCAGCGCGATTTGCGTTCCAAGAATCTTGGTCGAGTAGTCCGAAAGCTGGAGCGCGCTAATCGTGTCCCAATACGGGATGGTTCCGTTGTTGGTCAGGAACTTGCCGTTGTTCCCGATGGGGCTCGGTACGTCGCCGCCAGGCCCGCCCGCCACCACCGAAGCGATGTAAGCCTTCCACGACAGACCCCCGACGCCCGGCGTCGTCCAGTCGGTCCCGTCGCACTGAATGTCAATGATGTCGCCATCATCAATGGCGACCGTGGTCCCGCCCGCCGTGAAGGTCGCAATCTTCCCGGTCGCGTTCCAGACCCGGTAGAGCTTGGAGACGTTCGGCGTGGTGACCGTGAAGTTAGCGGCAGGCGAGCCGGTCAGCTTGATAAACGCCCGGCGCGACTGGTCCGTCTGGCCGTTCAGCGCCGTCAACGTCGTGTCGCCGGTGATCGGCACCGCGACGTAGCCCGCGACGCCTTCGTCGATCATGGCGATGGCTTCAGCGTTGAGCTTCGCGCCCCAAAGGTTGAGGTTGTCGCCCGTACCTTGGAGATTGAGCCGCAGGGATGGAGACCATGAAGAAGCCATCAGTAAGCTGTCGCCTCCGCCACTTCGAGGTTGACGTAGAGCGTCCCAACACCCGCCGCGCCCATGGCGGTCAGGTTCATGATGTTGATGCCCTCGTTCTGAGCCAGGATGATCGGGTAGTCCCCGGCGTCGTCGCTGAAGAGGTTGCTCAGGGCCGGGGCAATCACCACGCCCGTTGTCGTGGTCGGAGCGAAGCCGCCCACCACCCCGAGGTCATTGGTGTCCAGCGTCTTCGTGCCGGCGGTCAACGCAGCCGCCGCCGAGATGCGGCAATCCACGCTGGTGAGCGTGCCAAGCGACGTGCGGACCTTGCAGTTGTTGCCGGTGAGCGCGATGGCGTTGCCGACCGTGTCCGACGCCGTGAACGCCCGCGCCACCTTGAGGCCGTAGTTTAGCTGTTGGCCGGTCGTGAAGCCGGTCGTGGTGACGAAGCCCACGCCCACCCGGCGCACAATCAGCAGGTTTGCGGAAATGTTCCGCAGCGAGAACACCGCCGCGTTGGCCGCAACGCCCGTCAGGTTTCCCGAGACCGCCCCGACCGTCAGCCAGGATGTCACCTCGGGAGGCCGCAGCGTCATGCGGAGGGCGTCCATCGTCGGATCGGCGGCCACAACCGTTGATCCGTCCTGACCTAGAAGCTGAATCGCCATCTATGCCATCCGATGCCAAGCCACATTCCAAGAGCCGCGCAAGGCGACGTTCCCGGTACGGGCGCGAATGTTGAAGCCGACACCGGCCACGATGTCCCCGGCCATCACGATCAGTTCCTCGGCCAAATGCTCATCAGCGGTGTGATCTGCGCTCGCCATCGCCAGAACCGATGCCAGGATTACCGACGACACACCGACCGACGCGTCAGCCACCGCCACCGATGCGTCAGAGGCCCCGCCGGCGCCGAAGTTGACCACCGCCACGCCCGCCGTTCCGGGCCGCAGCGTCGTGCCGCTCATCTCAAGGCCAGCGCCGAGGCTGATCTCTTGCGGGTCACCTGAGCCTGCCCCAGCGCCGCGTCCGACCAACCGGGAAGCCGCCGAGACGTCCTGCATCTTGGCGTAGGTGACCGCGTTGTTGGCGATGGTCAGGTTCAGCGTGAAGTCCGCCGAGCCGTCGAACGCCACCGAGCCCGTCGCATCCGTGCCGAGCGTCAGCGTGCGCGCCGTTGTCCAGGCCAGAGCCGAGCCCACACCCACAATCGAAACGGGCGCCGTAGCGGTCGGAGCCGCAGAACCACCGGAGAAGTTCGCCAGGATCCGTTGATTGGCAATCGAGGCGAGGCTAATCGTCCCCGACGTGGTGATGGCGCCGCCGGTCAGGCCCGCGCCGGTCGCCACGCTGGTGACCGTGCCGCTCCCACCACCGCCGCCCCCGAGATCCACCCACGCCACGCCGTCCGAGCCTTTGAACTCGTCCGTGTCCGGCGTGTAAATCAGGCACCCTTCATAAAGCGCGACGTCCGGCAGATCGCCGCTGTCGAACCGGGGCAGCATGATCGGAACCCTCGGCACACGCCGGACGAAGTCCTGCTCGATCAGGCGGGAGAGTTGCGGGTCGAGGCTTGAGCCGTAATTCATGGCGACGGCCTCAGTCGGCCCGTGCCAAGCCTGCGGTTGGTCTCGCCCTTCAGGCGTCCGTACCACTGGCGCTCAGCGGCCTCCGCACGGCCATAGTCGGCGTCGGCTTTGAAGTAGTCGCGGAACAGGGTCATCCGCGCCCTGGCCGAAAGCAGGGGCGCCGCGTTGACCGTCCAGACGTTCGTTGACGCCGCGCTCGAATAGTCCAGGGCCGTCGCGTCCGCGATGTCCAGCCAAACGATGGTGTAGGCGTCATTCGGCGTCGGCCACCAACGGACCTGAGCCCCGAACTCGCAATAGTCGGTCGGCTGGCCGGAGAGAGGCGTGGTGTACATCCCCTCGATCCACTCCATCGACCGCTTGTTGATGTCGTAGCGAACCCCGCCGATCAGCAAAAAAGGCACGTCGATGATGCGCGCCCCGGTCGGTCGGTTCGTATATTCGTTGGCCGCCGTGGTCGTGGACGTGGCCCGCGCCTCGTTCCACCACCACCGCTCCGCGGCGTAATACTCAATCGCGTCGGCAATCACCTGATCCAGCGCGTCGGCAAGTTCGTCCTCAAGGTCATCCCGGTTTGACTCCGAGATGATCCGCGTCCGAAGCCCGCCTAGCGTGGTTGGAAACGTCGCCATGCGAAGTCGGGGGCGACCGAAGCCGCCCCCCTAGCCTCACGCATCCGGCGGGATGTAGGCGATGACCACCTGAGCCGCGCCAGCCGTCGCATCGCTGTTCTGGTCGGTGTAGGTCACGGTGATCGTGGTGTCAGCCGCAACGTATGTGCTGACCGCCTCGTCCAGCGCCGCGAAACCGACCGTCTGACCGGCCAGGTCCGTGGCGTACAGATCCGCCGTGGCCGTGGTGCCGATGTCGATGAGGTCGGTCCCGGTGCCGTTGAAGGCGGTGTGGACGTTGAGCCCCGAGGCCGGCTTCAGGATGACCGAGCCGGCGGGCAGGCGCCCGACGTTCACAGCCACCCCACGGTCGGCGAAGGTGATGTCGCGGCGCAGATAGTGAACCATCTGCTGCGAATAACGGCGTGCCGTCAGTGCCATGATCTTTGCTCCTTACGAAGTGAAGGTCGGGCAGACGACCGAGCCGAAATCGGCGCTGTTGAAGCGGAGCTTCTTCAGGCCGAAAATCGCCCCGGCTTCGACGCCGAGCTGGTTGCCGTAGTCGAAAAGTTCCTCGTTCCAGTCGAAGTTCTCGAACGAGTAGCCCTTGCCGAAGGCGATGGCGGCAGACTGAGCGCCCAGGAGCACGCCGCGACGAGCGGTCGCAACCGTCGCCCCGGTGCTGGAGTTCACGCCGGGAGTGATGCGGGTGGACTCGTGCAGGACAACGCCGTTGTAGACACCGAGCGAGCCGGTGAAGATCGGGTTGTTCTTGGAGCCGTCGCCGGTCGTCGCCGCCTTCTGGATGTCAAGCCACTGGCCAGTGGACGTGTTGGTCCGAAGCTGGCGGGCCTGGCGGGTGTGCATGACAAAGACATAGTAGTCTTCGCCGTCCACCTTCACCGGGCGGATGATCGGGTCGTTGGCCGAAGCGCCGCCCAGCTTGGCGTACTCGACGGCGTTGTCGATGATCGACAGCGTCATCTCGTCGCCGGTGGTCAGCGATTGGTCGTTGGCCCGGCTGTTCGGACGGAAGACGTGGTCAGCGTCGGGCGCAATCACCGCTTGGTTGCCGGTGAACTTGGTGTCCGACTGGACCGTGTAGCCGCAGAGCTGGTTGAAGAAGGACGTGTCGAGACGCCCCGCCCACCAGTCCTTGAGGCCCATCATGGCCTCTTCGCGGATCGACCAGGGGATGCGCTGCTCGGTCATCTTGCCGGCGGAACGAACCGCGTGGCGAAGCTGATCAATGAACAGGTTGTCGGTGTAGGTCGTCAGCGCCTCTTCGTTGCCTTCAAGAGTGCCGTCGCCCTGCACGCCGTCGCCGGTCAACTGCATCCGCAGCGTCACGGTGATGCGGTCGCCCGCACCCTTCGACGTTTCGTCAAAGACTTGCAGGATCGAGTCGGAGCTGTTGCCGATGAACTTCTGGATCCAGGTGGCGGCGAGAGCCTCGCGGGCCAGCTTGGAGCGCCAAAGCTTGACGGCCTCCGACGAGTTCACGCCATAAGCGGTCGTCGCCATTTGAATGTCCTCTGGGATGGGGGTTTTGCTTCGTCCCCGTCCCGTGGAGACATTCCGAGGCTCAGGATTTCGCCCCTGGCGGCGTCAGTCCGTGCCGTGGACTATTCGAGGCGCAACGGTGCGCTAGGCTGGTGCGTCCGCTGGTTCGTTTACGGATGTCAAGCGGGGATTTAGCCCGCCCGCCGCTCCTGTTCGCGCAGCTTGGCCCAAGCGGACTCATACGCCGCGCCCTTGAGCCGGTTGATCTGGTCAACCGTCATCCGGCCTTCGCCGTTCTTGCCCGAGGTCGGCCCCTTGCTCGCTTCAGCCGCGCGCACGATTTCCTTGAGCTTGGCCTCCGCCGCCGCCTTGCCCGACTGGAACCCGCGCTTCTTCGCCAGGTTATAGACCACCTCGGCAGGATCACGCCCGCCGCTCATGGCGCGCTGCACCAGACCCAGGAAGTCCTTCACCAGTTCAGCCTCAAGCGCCTCGCCCGAGAAGCCCATATCCTCGTAGTCCTCGCGCCGGGCCTTCTTGAAGTGCTCCACCGCCTCCCGATAGTCGGGGTGTTCGTCGGCAAAGTCGGCCTCGGCCTCGTCCATCGCGCGGGCAATCTTGACGACCGCCTCTTGCTGCACCCGCCTCACCGCTTCGGCCTGCGTCTCTTCCGACTGCTGGCGCATGAACGCCTTCAGCGCCCGCTTGACCGACGCCAGATCGGTGATCGGATCCTCGTCATCGTCGCGCAGCGCGTTGATTGCCGCGACGAGGTCATCTTCCTCCGCTTGCGTGGCGGGCTTGTCGCGGGTTTCCAGGCGCTCAAGGCGCGTCTCTAGCTCACGGGCGCGGCGTTCGGCCTCACGGCGGCGGGCGCGCTCCTTTGCGGCCTGCCCTTCCTTGTCCATGGCCCGCTTCTGCCAATCGACGGCAGGCTTCTCGCCCTCGTCGCCACCTTCCTCACCCTCGCCGGCCTCGTCACCTACCTCGGCGAGACGCGCGGCCTCAAACGCGGCTTCGTCGGAGCCGGTATCTGCGGCTTCCGGGGCTTGTGGTGCGGCGTGGGCTTCGCTCATGCAATCTCCGGGGCTTCGGTTTCCGGCGCCTCAATCGGCGGCGGGGTCAGCACATCGCGCGCCATTTGCGCGTGCGTGGCGTGGGCGTCGGTCGCCTTCTGGAACGCGGTCGCCCGCTTCTGTTCCGTGTCGGCCATCTTGTTCTCAAGTTCCACCGTCGCGGCCTGCTTGGCGAGTTCAGCCTGCTCAGGATCGGCCACTTGCGCCTCCTGACGCTTGCGGATGCCCGCTTGCAGTTCCGTGACCAGCGACGCCGGAAGATCCATGTACTCCAGCGTCATCGCCACTTCTTCCGGCCCGATCAGCCCGGCCTCAAGCATTTGCGGGATCAGCGGCAGAAGCGCAGAGGCGACCCGCGCCTTCTGGTTCGGCGTGTTCGGAGCCTCATCGACCACCACGTCGTACTCTTCGGCGTCCATCGTGTAGGCAAGCTCGACGTACTTCTGCGTCCCCTTGTCCACGATCCGCAGGAGGGTGTCCTTGGGCAGATATTCCCGCATCATCCGCAGGAACAGTTCACCCCAATTGCGGGTGTAGCGCCGCTTGCCGTCGAAATACGGCCCCAGGATGCCATAGGCCGCCTGTTTGCGTTGCGCCTCCAGCACGCCCGGTTGCTCACGCCCGGCGAGGCCCAAAATCTCCTCGTTCACGCCGGTGCAGGCCCGCACCATGTCCCGCGCGAACTCCATCATCTGAAAGACGGCGGTCGGGATCGGGGGCGCCGTCTTCGGCATGATGCGCGAGCCGTTGGCGCCGGACAGCGCGCCGTCCTTGAGCCAGGTGATCGAGTCGCCTTGCGCCCAGCTTTCCTCGAACGCGCGCACGTCATCGACCGCGCCAGCCTCAACCGCCAGGCCGCCCTTCGCGTTGGTGCGGAAAAGGTGCATCACCTCAGAATAGAGCTTGTTCACGAACCTCTGAGGATCCGCCATCGGGCGCACGAGGCCGTAGTACGTTCCACGGTTCCGGTCGCGCTTTCCGGTCATCGCCTGATAGCGGAACTTCGCCTCGGGCAAGGACTCGCGCATCAGCACCTCGCCGCCGCCGACGAACGCGCGGGAGTAGACCTTCTTCGTGGTCTTGGTGTATTTTAGCTGTTCGCCCTGGCCCGCCATGATCTCGCGCGCCAACGAAAACCTGTCGTCGTCCAGTTCGACAATCTTGATCACGCCGGGCTGGTCGGGGTCGGGCATCGCCGCCAGCGTAACCGGCAGCTTCTCCCACCATTGCCATTCCTGCACGATGACGTTGTCTTCAGCGCCGGTGCCGAGCGTGCCGTTCTTGTAGCGCCGGCGCGGGTCAACCACCGTCACGCGCTTGCCGATGCTCAGGACCATCCCATCCGCATCGGCGTCCGGCTTGCCGATCTCTCGCCGGAACTCCTCAAACTCGTCCTGCGTCATGGGGATGTTGCGTCGCAGATAGCGCGCATCCTCGTAGCAGGCTTTCCGAGAGGCCGGGTCTACGCCCATCTCCAGCGGGTCAACGCGGCCCTTCGGAATCTCGACGGTCTTCCCGTCCACTTCCGGCGCGGTCAGCGTCCAGCCTTCGCCGCAGATCAGCACGTCGCGGAAGGCGTCACTGTCCTCCATGTCGCCGTTGCACTTGTCGGAGATGTAGTCAACGCCTTGGGTAAGCGCATCGCTGACGCCCGTGTCGCCACGCTCCCTCGGGTAGTATTGCGCCTGCTGGCGGTTCTGGATCTCAGCCCCGCACACCGCGTCAATCGTCGGCGCCACAAGGTTGAACACCGCCGGGACGCGGCCACGTTCCTCCAGCAGCGCGATGTCGTCTTCGGTCCACTGGTTGCCGGCCTCGAGGTTGTACCACGCCTCGGCGTCCTCGCGCCACGCGCCGCGCTTGGTCTCGATGTCCCGGTCCCATCGCTCCAGCTTGGCGAGCAGTTCCTCGTCGCCGCTTTCACCCGGAACGAGTTGCGCGTCGAATTGCGGGCCTTGGGTCGGGGGCTCGCTCACAGCGACGTCCGCCAGGCTTCGTCAGGGTCCACAACGCCGCTCAGGCGCGCCACCACGTCCGCGCACATATCGCGCCCCAGGTCAGACGCCAGAAGCGCCGTGCTGATTGTATCGCGCCGCACATCGTCCAGCAGCGACACCGAAATAGAAAGCACCGACTCCCCGCCGTTGACCTTGTCGAGCGAGAACACCCACTTCCGGCCAAGGCTATCGTGGCGCATCACCTCGTAGTGAAAGCGGTCGTAGGCCTCGTAAGCCTCGGCTCCGATGGCCGCCAGTTCATGAGCGCCGAGAGCGCGCGGCAATGATCCGCCGGCCTTCCCGTCGCCGTCGTGGTCCAGCGCCTCAACCTGCGCTTCGGTCAAAGGCTTCTTGCGCGGTCGTGCCATGTTGGCCCGCGTCCATTGCTTCGTTTACGGATGTCAAGGCCGCAGTTGTTGGGCCAGCCGGAAACTCAATCCGGGCAGTTTCCGGCTCAATCCGGCGCAATCCGGCCTAAGCCGCCCAGGCGCTCCCCCGACGCCGTCCACCGCGATAGCGGTCTCGCGCCGCCACCGCCTGCGACACGTCCTTGACCGGCGCCGCGAACGTCAGCGCCACCGCGTCCGCCCCATCCGGCGAGCGCATCCCGCGCCGCTTGATGTCGTCTTTCGACTCCAGCACCAGGGCTTGCCGCATATCGTGCCGATAGCCCGGAGCCTGCAGATCGGCGTGCAACGCGTCGTCGTCGGGGATGTCCGCGCCGAGCGGATCCTCAAGCCAATCCCGCATCCGCATCCACATTTCAGCGCGGCGGTTCTTCGGACCCGGAAGCGGTTGGCCGTGGTTGTCCAGCTTCGCCAGGTCTTGCGGGTTGCTTCCAAAGTTCACAGGCTCGATCAGCTTCTCGTAGGGCTCGCCCCAATCGCGCAGGATTTGGATAAACTCCCCATAGCCGCCACCCACGTCCACAAACACCCGAGCGGGCTTGTCCTCGTCAATCACCGCCTTGAGCCAGTTCGCCTTGTCCACCGGACCCAGCTTGTGGCGCCGCTCAACCTTCAGCACCTTGCCGCCCTGTCGCCAGGCCAGCGCCGTGGCGTCCGCGCCAGAGCCCGCCGGGTCCATGCCGATGATCAGGCTCCCCATCGGCTCTATCGTTGCCTTGCGGGCGCGCAGGATGGCGTTGGCGTCATTGGCCGTGATGAAGGCGTCGTGGCCGGTCGTCTGGAACGCTTCAGCCGCCGTCGCCGGGTACTCCTGCTTGAACAGGAGCGGGTCTTTCAATTCGGCCATCTTCGCCCGACGCCAGACCATTTGCCCCACGTCCAGGCCATGCAGCGCCCGATAGTCCTCTTCCTCGTCGGTCAGCACGAAGTCAGCCGGAACCTCGCGGCGGTACTCATCCGACCAGAACCACGGGACGAAGATAGCGATGTAATCCCCCTCGCCGGCCTCCGCCTGCTGCCAGCGTTCGTGGAACTCGCCGCCGATGCCGTTGGCCGTGCTTTCGAGGATGATCTCAGTGCCAGGCAGATCGGGGACCGTCTGCACCACGCCCGCGAAGTGTTCCGGCGCGTTGGGCCAGAAGGCTGCCTCCGAACCGTGGAAGAGCTGGATCGTCTTTGACCGACCAACCGCCCGGCTTCCCGCCGTGCCGACGCTGTAGCCGCTATCCAGGCCGTCGAAATACAGTTCCTTCGCGTTCGACGCCCCGGTCGAGGGCTTCACAAGCGGGTGGTTGTGCTTGTGGTAGCGGTCCACCATCGAGAACAGATTGTCGGTCGCGGGCTGCTCATGGGTCAGGATGAAGCACTGAATCCCGAAGCTGTGCGTCACCCGGTGGTAGAACCGACCGCCGATGTAGGTTGAGAATCCCTGCTGGCGGGCCTTCAGGATCAGAGCCCGAACCTTGCCTGTCGCCTTGCGCTGAGCCTCTAGCCGCTCGTGGACGTACTGTTGCGCGGTGTTCAGCGTGAACGGCTGGATCGCGCCGCTTTTGGTCCTGATCTTGAGGCACTTGCCGGCGTAGTGGGGGAACTCGTCCTTAAGCCGCTGGCGGATGGCGCGTTCTTCGGCGTCCATCAGGCCAGATCCTTTAAGGCTTCCTCCGGCTTTTTCAGCGTCACGTCAGCCGTGATCGGGATGAGCTTGGAGAACAGCTTGAAGAAGTCGGTCGGGTTTTCCTTCGCCCAGTTTTGCAATGCCTCTACCCCGCCGACGCCGTCAAACGCCTCTTGGAACGCTTGCTTGGCGGCGACGCTGGCTTTGTTCTTGGAGCCCTTGGGGCGGCCAGGGCCAGGCGTTCCGTCACCGACGCGCACGTTTCCCCTCGGTTTGTTTAACGCTTGGCGTAAGGCGAGTTCGGAGCCGGTGCGGACTTCGTTGACGCGTTCGCGCCCGAGAAGTTCGGACCACCACCGCTTATCGACTTGATGCGGCCAGCCGACACGTTACGCGTTGAGCCAGAGGCGGTCGCGGGCTTGGTGGTGATTTCATCACGACGCATGTTCTTGCTCCAAGAGTTTTTGACCGCGCGCGATAACACTAGGAGCGCCGCCAGTTGTTAGGCCGTGACGGCCAGCAATGACACTTAACGAAAGGCCGAGCGCACGATCTCGCGCCGCATTGCGGGCCGTCACATCTGTGTGTCGCGTCATCCCGGCTCGCTCCCCGAGCGCAGTGCGACCACGCGTTTGGCGGTCTTCGATGTTCTCAGCCATCGTGCCCGCTTCAAGATGGTCAGGGTTCACGCAGCGGGGATTATCGCACTTGTGGCGAACCACATTGCCCTCAGGAATGGCGCCCTTTGCCATCTCGTAACTTAGACGGTGCGCCCGCGCCTTTTTGAGGTCGGGGCCTCGCACATACCCATAACCCAGGCCATGGGTTTGTGCTGTCCACACCCAGCAACCGTTCGGGGCGGTCTTATCGACCTTCTCCCAAAAGCGGACTTCAAAGGGGCGGCTCGGGTACGGCATTTGATTGTTGGGTCGATTGCTTCGTTGATGGATGTCAAGGGGTTTACGCTATCCGCCGGATCACAAACTGCCCTTCCGCTCGCGCCACGCTGTAGCGGGCCTCAACGTACTTCATCGCCGTGGCGATTAGGCCCCGAGGGTTTCGAGCGACGACGCAGGACTTGCCAGGCGATAGGGTCATCACGCGTTCGGCGGGCGGACTTGGGCGCTTGCTCATGGTTCCTCCGTCAGTGAGCGGTAGCGGGCAAGGAGCTTGCTGGGATGGTTCGTGAAGTGCGGGGCCACGGGGATTACGGACGGCGGACGAGGCCGGCCCAGGTGGAACGCCCGACAGTGGGGGCAATGGTAGACGCCGAGCGCGTGGCGCCGTTCCTTGTCGCGGATAGATCGGCGGGCGTGTTCCGCGTCGGATCTGTTGGCGTAGGGGATCTTGGCGCAGCGCATCCCTCACCCCTCGCTTGCGGGTTGTTTGGCGAAGGCCAGGAGGTCGGTCTCTATGTCCACAAGCTCGATCACGATGCCCCCAAGGAAACCTTTGTCCGCCTCGTTTCGCGCAACTTTCGGATCGAACACCCCCTCGATCTCCGCTCTCAGTGCGGCGAAGGCTTCACGGATGCGGGTGTCTGCGTTGCGGTAGGTCATGCGGCTTGCTCCAGGGCCTTGGCGGCGCGATTGGCGGCCATCAGTGGTACGCTTCCGAGATTTGCCGATGCGAAAGCCGGTTGCCGTCAAGTCCCGGCCACGGCGTCGGCTCGACAAGCTCAATCCCCGTCTTGGCGAGCAAGTCGCGGAACGCCTTAACGTCGCGCATCTTGTGGTAAGCCGTGAGTGTTCGCGGCGTCAGGCGGCGCCCGTTCAACTCCGCGCCGGTCAAATAGCTGTCCGCGAAGTCTTGGTTCACGCAGTCGCACACGGCGTTGTAGAACGCTATTTCAAGCGTCATTGGGTGAAAGCGCGGTTTTTTCACCGGCTGTCCTTTCCTGCTTTTCGAGATTGGCAATGACGAGCGCGGTCCAATCCACCGGCTCGCCGGGCGGGGCGTTCGCGCCATCAAGGCGCGCGAACGATCCGTTCGGCCCACAGAGGGTAGAAGCCCTCTTGGGGGCTTCTACCTCTGTGGAAGGGGAAGGGGTGCAGCCTCTAAGCAGTGCTTTTGGAGTGCTTGAAGCAGTGCTTTTAGCAGCCTTGGCGCGACCCCCAGCGGCGGCCCGTTCGGAGAACTTGCGCTTCCGTTCCGCCCAGCGTTCAAGCTCCTCGTCGGCGCGCTCCTGACGCCACACGCCGTCCTCGATATAGAAGTATCGCAACATGACCGGGCGGGTCTTTCGCCATTGAGCGGGCTGCATCCGGGTGATAGCGCCAAGGAACGCATCGTCATCCGGCGGCGGACCATCAACCCAATACGAGATCAGCAGCAGCAGATAAGCGCCGTGTTGCTCGGCATTGAGGCCCATCGTCTTTTTAAGGTAGGCGCTCACCATGAGTGGGAACCAAACGTCGGGCTTATCCTTACTCATCGACGCCTCCGTCAATATCGCGGATTAGGTTCCAGCAAATGCCGCAGAAGTATCGGAACCGCGTCGAGTCCGCTTTCCAAGCCATGCGGGATCGGGCGGTCTCTGCGGCTCGGATGACCTCCTCGAGCGGAAGCCTCTCAGTGAACCGGCGGACGCTTTCAAACCGCGCGTGCGTCGTCTCTTGGCGGCCCTCGAGGGCGTCAAACACCCGCCACACGTCGTCTTCCTGCCGTTCCTTGTGTTCCTGAATCACCGCCCGGTAGGCGTGAAGCTGCTCTTCGGCTTCAGCGATGCGCGCAGCGCGCTCCGCAAGGCTTTCTGGGATGACCGTGAGGGCGACGGCTGACTTGCCCCGGTTGCAGGCCAGGCAAGCCGTGACGAGGTTTTCCTCTTCGTCCCCGCCCCCCAAGGCGACCGGCTCAATGTGATCGACCTCGAGCACGGCGTCAGGCGGCGTGGCGCCGCAATACTGACAGGTGAAGCCGTCGCGCTTGAAGACCTCGAACCGCTTGCGCTTACCAACGCTCACGCCGCCCTCCCCTGCATCTCCCGATATTCCCGCCCAGCCTTGATCGTCGCTCGGGCGCAAAGGCGGAACACCTCGCGCTGAAGCGGGGTCGAGGTCTTCCACGTCCGGTTGGGCGGCGGGTTAGACGGGTCGTCCTGACCGCAGACGCGCCAGAACTGGTCGCAGATGGCGATTGCGAGGTGGTCCTCTAGGCTGATCATGCGGAGGCCGCCTCGCGGGCCTTGCGCATGACGTGGTACTCAGCCAACCGCGCCGCGTGCTTCTCCAGCCGAGGCGTCAGCTTGCCGTCCAGATGGGATTGCCACTTCTGGATAAGGTAGATCGCCGTGGTGTGATCCTTGCGGCCTAGACCGGCGGCAATCTGCGAGTAGGAGTAACGCCCGGTCTGGTGCATCACCCAGGCCGCTTCGGCTCGGGCCATGACGAGAGCGTGCCGGCGTGACGGTCCCCTCATTTCGGACGCGGTGAAGCCGTGGCGGTCGGCCACGGTTTGCACGATAGCCTTCTTACTTTCCGTGCGGTCGGTTATGAGGATCGACCCGCGCCAAAGCGACAGATAGGTCGGGGTGACTTCCGGCACGACAAGCCCGCGCCAGAGGGACAGGAGGTGCGCCCGGTTTTCGGGGTAAGTTTTGTGGGCGTGGCTCATGCGGCTTTGTCCAGGCGTTGGAGGTCTTCCCGCGTGATGCCCGCGAACATGATCAACCGGCACGCGTGGCAGTAGGTCGCGCCGCCCGTGGGCTGAGCGCAGGAATAGGTGTCAGCCCCAGAGCCCGCGACAGGCCGGGCGCACTCACCAAAGGCGCGCTCGGTCCAGGGCTTCGCGCCAGGCGGAGGCGGGGTGTCCTCGATGACCGGCATGGGCGCCGCGCGCGGGCCATGCGGACGGGGAACCATCCACGTCGCCTTGCGTTTGGCGCGGGGGGCGTTCTGTTCGGCGTAGGGGCTCTTGGATTGAAGGCCCATGCGCTTCATGCGCTTGCGGACGGCGGCGTGGGAGACGCCTAGGACGATCCCGATTTGCCTCGAGGTGTATTGCGCATCGACCAGCCGGATCAGCGTGGCGACGTTCTCAGGGGTCCAGGGTGACGGGCGCCCGCCGATGTTCCGCCCTGTCGCCGCGCGCTGGAGGCCGAGGCGGCTGATCTTGCCGATCACGGCGTTGCGGGTGAGCGGCGGATGCTTCGCGGCAATCTCAGTCGCGGAAAGGCCCTCTTTCCAGAGAAGAGTGACTTGATCGGTTAGAGCTTGGTTGGCCCAGATGTTCATGCGGCCTCCGCTTGGAGAATGGCGCGGCCAATTAGCTCGGGGATTTGGGGGACGACGGCGTTGCCGAGGGCGCCTATTCGGGATTTGTCCAGCCCGGAGGGAAGCCCATCATTGCTTCCACATATGTCGGGCTCAACGGACCACCCCACACGTTCCAGGCTATGTCCGCCAGTTTCGCGTTTCCATCTATGTCCGAGCGGCGCGAGCGGATGCGATACGCTCCGCAGATTAGCGCCAAGGGGCGTTTGATCCCCAAAAACAATCCGTCCGACTTCTGTGGGGTAGGCAACCACCCACGCTCGTTGTCGCTCGTGGGGCAGTCCCACGGCGGCCGCGCGAATGTTCTGCCACTCTGCATCATACCCGAGTTCGGCCAGGTCTCCGAGAACTCGCCCAAACCATCCGCCTGGCCGCTCAGAAGGGCCTCTAAGCAGGTTTGCGACGTTCTCCACGAGAATGTACCGCGGTCGAATCTCGTCAGCCAATCGGACGATTTCGGACCAAAGCCCGCTCCTTGCGGCGCTAATTCCGCGCTGCGCGCCCGCCACGCTAAGGTCCTGGCACGGAAAACCCCCTGAGATGACGTCAACGGCAATTCCATCGGCAGCAAGGCGCTCTGCGGTGAGGGTTCTGACGTCATCGTAACAAGGCACCTCGGGCCAATGTTTCGCCAGCACGCGGCGGCAGAAGGGTTCGATCTCGCAGAAGGCGACGGTCTCAAAACCGCCCGTCCGCTCCAGCCCGAGCGAAAAGCCGCCGATGCCGGAAAACAGGTCTAGGACGCGGTACGTCATGCCCCCGCCCCCGGCGCTCGGTTCGTGGCCTCACGAGCGGCCTTGAAGGTCGCGTGCTGCTTTCGGGTGTCGCCCCCACGGATGGCGGCTTGAAGCTCGGCAACGGCCTTGGCGCGTTCGGCGCGTATGGCTTTGCGTTGGAAGTAGCGGAGGATGCGGATCATGCGGCTACCGTGTCGAATAGCTGCGGCGTCTCGCCAGCGGCCTCCGCCTCGGAGACGTTCTTGACCGCTTGGCGGAAGTAGGCGGGCTTCAATTCCGAACCAACAAACCGACGCCCGGCCTTGATCGCCGTCCAGCCCTCGGAGCCGATGCCCATGAACGGCGAGAACACCGTATCGCCAGGGTTAGACCAAAGCCGAATGGCGCGCTCGATCAGGTCAAGCTGCAGCGGGCAAAGGTGGCGCTCGTCTTTTTCCTCGCGCGCGACTTTGACGTTGAGGACGTTGGTCTGCTGGATGTCCATCCAGACCGGCGAGGCCCATTGCTGCCAAAGCGAGACGGGGAAGTTGCGCGCGTCGTGGCCTACCTTGTCGGCGTCCTTCTCGTCATCCGGCGTCTTGCGGAACACCATGACGTAATCCGCCATGCCCTGACGGTTGCGCGTCGCGTCGGTCTGAATCTGCTTGTAGAGAAGCCCCAGCGCCTTGGTGCGCTGCATCTCCACGACGGGGTCTTTCCACACGGTGATGCGGCTATGAAACGTCCAGCCGGCTTCCTCGTGCACCTGCCGAATGTCGCTCGGAAAGTCGTAAAGCCCGATCACCCCGTGCGCCGTTTTCGTGCGCGGGAGGTCCGAGCAATGGACCGCCGTCAACCGGCCCGGCTTGGTGATGCGCAGTTTCTCGCGGACCAAAAACGAATAGAGCCGGCGAAACTCCGCCTCGTCGGCCACGTTGCCCATGTCGCGCTCGCTGTCCGAATAGACGAACAGTTGCGCGAACGGCGGGGAGTAAACCGAAAACCCGACGCTGTTGTCGGGGAGCGTCGATGCAAACTCCACACAATCGGCGTTGACGATGTAAAAGCCGCGCCCGGTGGCGCTGTCGAGAACGTGGCTCATGCTGCGGTCATCCATGATGGGAGCTGGACCGGGGCGGTCGGCTCATAAGGAGATTGTTCGTGTTCAATTCGGACGGCGCGGCGCATGGCCGCCGTCATCTCGCGCTTCATGGCGTCGTGGTCGCCGCTCTTGCGGTTCACGACTTGCCAGATGCTTTCCTCCGTGTCGGCGCACGCCACATGGACGCTGACCGGGCGCGTCTGCCCAAACCTCCAGCACCGCCGGATTGCCTGATAGAACGCCTCGTAAGAGAACGAGAGCCCGACAAAGGCCATCCTGGCGCAATGCTGCCAGTTGAGCCCGAAACCGGCCAAGGACGGCTTGGTAATCAGGATGCGAGCCTGACCTGTCGAGAACGCGGTGAGGCGTTCCTCTTTCTGGTCCGCCGTCATCGACCCGCGAACCTCTATGGCGCCAGGGATGCGGGCAACGAGCGCGTCCGCCTCATAGTCAGTGTCGCACCAGATGACCCAAGGCTCGCCGGGCTCCCGCGCGACAATCTCCGCGATCAGGTCGGCGCGCGCCTCAATGGTCATACGCTTCTCACGGTGGATCGACGTGGCGGACGTGTCGGGGATGCGGAACAGCCGTCCCTGCCCGTCCTTTTCGGCGCCGCTGTCCAGCGACCGATCAGCCTTCACAACGTGGCGCTCGAGATTGAGCGGCGGAAGCGCAAAGCCATCGTCCGAAAACCCTAGATCCGATGGCTTGGAAACGCAGCGCGCCCATGACGCCACCCATGACCAGAAGTCGCGGACGGCATGACCCTTCATGCGCCATGTGCCGGTGTCGGCGCTGTCGTGAATGAACCAGCGCGTCAGCATTTGGGATGCCGAGAGCGTGCCTAGAAAGTCGGAGTGTTGGCCTAGCTCGGAATGGTCGTTGGGCGCGGGCGTGGCGGTGCAGGCCAGACGGAAGCGCGTGTCTGAGAACGCCTGAATAAGCGACTTGGACGTGCGCCCGTTCATGCTTTTCAGGATGCTGGATTCATCCAGGATCACCCCGCCAAACGCGGACGGATCAAACTTGTCCAGTCGATCATAATTGGTGATGTAGACGCGCGGCGTGGTGATCTGGTCGGGCTCACGAATGGCCCGCGCGTCGATCCCAAACTTCTCCGCTTCGCGCTGGTGTTGGGCCGCCACGGCGAGCGGCGCCAGCATCAAAACCGGCTCGTTCGTGTGTTCGACGACGATGCGGCCCCAATCAAGCGCGCAAAGGCTCTTACCTAGTCCAGTGTCCAGAAAGAGCGCTGTCCGCCCGCCCCGCAATGCGAAGTCGGTGACTGACGCCTGATGCGGGAACATGGCGGGGTTGAGGTCGGGGACGCGGGTTAGGCCAACGGTAGGCGTGGCAATGCGTTTCGCGGCGACCGCGCTGCGGTAAGCATCAATGCCGCAATTGGTCGGGGCGCGGTGGGGAGAGGGACACCGCGCCCCTGTCGCGCTGGCAATGGGCTTGCCTTGCGCGGGTTTCATGCGGCACGCTCGGAAGCGGCCTTGGCGATCAGCACCTCCCACACCGCAGCGCCGCGCCCTTCCGCGCGCCAGATGCTTGGCGGGATGCCTGAGACTTCCTCAATACGGAGGGCCAGGTCCAGCGACGGCGACTTTGCGCCCGTCACAAGCTGCGACGTGTAGCTCGGGGTAAGCCCGACCTTGTTCCGCAGCGCGTCGGAGAGGGCCTTGCGGCCTATTGCTTCGGTGTCCATGCCACTTTGTCGCCGCGAACGGAAAGCGCGTCAAGTCATTTGTTTATCCCGAATAGGGCTTGACCGCGCCGTGATGGCGTGCGCTTATACGTCATCAACGGAGACAAGCCGATGGCGACCACCCTCGCAGATTTCAGACAGGAGCGCGTTCGCGGCGCACGCTACCACCTCGCCAAGGTGCAGGCTGGCCGCGCGGCTTCCGAAGCCCGCTACGCCCACGAGCCCCACATCCTTGAAGCCGAGCGGGCCTTCTGGTTGCGCGCCGAAGCCAACGCCAAGGCGTCCGTTCGCAACGCCCGCGCGCTTGCTCTCTGCGCTGACAACGCCGACGCGGCCTTCGCCCTGCTGCTGGGCGAGAGCCACGACGCCATCGACGCGAGGCTTACGGCGCTTGAAGCCGCTTCCCTGCAGGTGGCAGCATGACCGCCGACGTCATCCCCCTGCGCACCGCGATGGCGTCCTTCCCCGACGCCTCCCCGCTCGCCAACGACTACGGCGTGGAGCCTCCTGAATGGGAACGGCCGACCGTGGACATTTCCGGTGGCGTCAGCGGTTTCCGCGTCTGGATCAGAGGCCGCCTCTACCGCGAGTTCCGAACCCTCACCAACGCAAGCCGTGTCGCTTCGGCCCTGATGTCGCTTCATGCGCTCGGGTGTCTGGACGACGTGGCGCTGCCGCAAAGCCCGGAGGCCCCCTGTGCGTGATCCACGTTACGACATGCCCGACACCGTAGCCGATGGGACGGTCGATTTCCCCCACGTCTGCGAGCGATGCGGCGAAGAGGACATCGACGTCAACGTCGAGGCGTTCGAGATGACCGGCGAAACGGTCTGCGACCTCTGCGCCGAGGAAGTGCTGTTCGAGAACGGCCCATTCGGACTTGGCGAATGATCCGCGCCCTCCACAACCTCATCTCAGCAATCGTGCTGATCGCCTTTTTCACCATGCTGCTCACGATGGCCAACGTCGGCGCGTCAGTGATTTTCCCTGGGAGCTTCTGACCATGACCTTTGAGATTGAGACCGGGATTCCGATGCCCGATGACCGTGGAAGCGGCATGAGCGGTGCGCTCCGGCGCTTGGCGCTGGACGGCAAGATTGGCGACAGCGTGTTCTTTCCCGGCAAGCGGACGAACGACCTCAATGGCGTCTTGGGCAACCTGAAGATCAAGGCGGGGTGGCAGGTGGCCCGCACGGTTGATGGCGGGTGCCGCGTCTGGAAGGTCCGCGAGACGGAGCCGCGCTCGTGACCCGCACATCCTACCACGCCGTCACCAAATCCGGGACCGTCGTTTGCACGTTCGAGACCATGGCCCACGCGGTCGAGTGGACGCAGAACCGCCTTCACGTTGTCCCCGGAATGTCCGTCCGGCGGGTCGAAACCCGCACCACTGAAACAACCGTCTGGCCGGAGCCCGCGAAGCTCCGCGCCGTGGCTTAGGAGGCCGCATGTTCGCTCAATCCGAAAACATCGCCGCACTGTCCGCTTCACTCGCCAAGGCCCAAGGCCAGATCGAGGGCGCCGTGAAGGGGAAAGAGAACCCGCACTTCAAGTCGAAGTACGCCGACCTTTCCGCCGTGTGGGAAGCCTGCCGGGAAGCCCTCACCACCAACGGTCTCGCCGTGATCCAATCTCCCGGCCCGATTGCCGAGGGGCGGTTGGAGATGACCACGATGCTGGTTCATTCGTCCGGCGAGTGGATCAGGGGCGCGCTCACCATCCCGCTCGGCAAAGTGGACGCCCAGGCTTACGGGTCCGCCGTGACCTACGCCCGCCGCTATGCGCTGGCGGCTTTCGTCGGGGTGTCGCCCGAGGATGACGACGGGAACGCCGCTGCCAAGGCCGCACCGAAGCGGGCGGAGATTGTTCCGACCGATGGCCGCAAGTCAGCCGCCCAAGCCAAGCGCGACGGTGATGACGTCAAGATCAAGGCATCGATTGCCGAGGCGGATCGGGCGGGCTTGCGGGATTGGCACGAGAACTTCGACGCCTACACCGCACACGTCCCGTTCTCTTGGCTCGATAGCGTGCGGGACATGATGCATGACCGCCTAGCCGATCTGGACGGCGCGGAAGCCGTTGCCGACGCCGAGCGGGAGATGGACGACGGGTTTGCCGGCGCCATCGGGCGGGCCGCGTGAGCCGCTTCCTGACCGCCTTGAACACGCCCCATCAACGGGCGGTTGCTCGCCGGGCCATAGACAAGGCCCCCGAGGGCTACGTCTGCGAGGTCCGGGAGGCCAAGCGGTCGGACCCTCAGAACTCCGCCATGTGGTCACTGCTAGGCCAGATTGCCAAGCAACGTCCCACGCACAACGGCGCCCGCATGACGCCGGAGCTATGGAAGGCGGTGTTCTTGCAGGCCCTCGGGTCCGAGATGGTCATGATGCCGACGCTGGACGGCGACGGGTTCTTCCCGCTCGGCCATCGGTCTAGCGCCCTGACGAAGGGTGAGATGGCGGACCTGATTACGCTGATCCTGGCCTGGACGGCGAGGGAGGGCCTGACGATCCGCCACTTCGATGAGTTTTCACCAGCGGCCCAGGAGCCGGGAGGGGTTAACAGCCCCTCCCGAGTGGCCGCGTGACCCAATCGCTCACCGGGGCGGGCTGGTACTTCTCCGCGTCTCACCGCGACCCGATCCGCCAGGAGTTGCACGGCCACTCTTACGAGGTCACCGCCTACTGGCCCTCGGAACCGCCGCGCGATGCGATGGTCCTGCAATGGACCTTGCGCGACGTGTTGAAGGGCTTCGACCATGTGACGCTGCCCGACGAATTGTCGCGCGCTGAGAACCTCGCCCGCGCCATCGGGTCACTGATCGACGGATGCGTCCGCGTGGACATCGCCCGCCCTTCGGAGCGCCTGCGGTGTGAGGTCTGGCTGTGAAGTACGTCATCGCCGTCACCAACCGACACACGGACACCGAACTTTTTGGTCCTTACGACTCCGAAGCCGATGCTCAATCCGTGATTCAGGCTTCGTGGGAAGCACTGTGGGATTTAGCCGATGAAGACGGGAGTGTGGAGGTATTTCCGCTCCAAGACCCTGGGTCTTGGCGGTGATGACGATTTGCTATCACGGAACGCCGATCACGCCGCAAAGCGCGCTGTTGAAGCTCGCCGGGCGACACTTCTGCGTTTCGTATTTCAACCGGACAAAGACCAGCCTTCCGCTGATCGAAGGCATCGCGTCCAGCCTCATGCTCGATAACGGCGCGTTCTCGGCATGGCAGGCGGGCGTTGATCTTAGCGATGCCTACTGGTCCGGCTATTTCGATTGGTGCGACCCGCTGCTGGACCGCCCGACGACGTGGGCCGTCATCCCTGACGCCATCGCCTCGGGAACCCAGGAGCAAGACCGCCTCATCCGGCTATGGCCGCACGGCGACCGGGGAGCGCCCGTCTACCATCTGACCGAAGACTTCATGCAGCCGCTGTCTCGGCTGGTGAGGCTTACCCAAGAGTGGCCGCGCGTCTGCATTGGATGGGCGCACCCGCCGTCAACGCACCCGATCAACGGGGCTGCGTTTGAGCGCGCGATGGATGCGCTCTGGAACGAGCTGGCGCGGCATCATCGCCGGACGCCGGTCGTCCATATGTTCCGGGGGATGCAGCTAGTCCGGTCTCGGTGGCCGTTTGCGTCGGTGGACTCGACCGACGTGGCCCGCAATCACAACCGGCCTCAAAACACCCCCGAGGCTATGGCCGCCCGTTGGGATGCGGCGCAATGCCCGGCGCGATGGGAACCGGCGCCCGAACCCATGTTGCTGGAGTTTGTCGCATGAGCCGCTCAGTGGCCGAATGGATCGGAAAGAACTCAAACAGCACGCCCCCCGCCAGCGTCCGCGCCCGCGTGTTCCTGGCTCACGGTGGACGTTGCCACATATCGGGCCGACCGATCCGGCCTGGCGACGTGTGGGAACTGGAACACGTCAAGCCGTTGAGCATGGGCGGGGAGAACAGGGAAACGAACCTTGCCCCGGCGCTGTCAGACGCCCACCGGGAGAAGACCGCAGCCGAGGCCGGCGTCCGCGCGAAAGCCGACCGCATCCGGGCGAAACACCTCGGAATTTTTCCCCGTAGCCGCCGCCCGCTTAAGGGCCGACCGTTTGCGAAGTCCAGACCGGAGATTGAAGCGTGAGCCTACCAGAAATCACAGACGAGGATCGTGCGGTTTACATTGAGGCGCTGCGCCTGTGGAACACCGAACGCGTCAACCCCGTACCCGGCGAAATCGCCGCCGCCCTGGTCCGCACCGGGTGGACGCCGGTTGATCCTGACCTGATCCTGGCGCGGGAGGTGGCGGCGGATACCGCATTCACTTACGGCTTTCATACGGGCGTCACCGATGCAATGCGACGGGGCGCCGACGACACCGACCGAGGCGTACGGTCCGCCCTCGCCGCCATCAAGGCCGCTGACGCACGGAGGAAGGGCGCATGAGTGACATGATCCTGTCTTTTGCGGCCGGTGTTCTCATGGCCGCCGCATTCATGGAGCCCGGCAAGTCCTGGGTGCCGACGATCCGCGCTGTCTGCGCGTGGACCGCCGTGCTCATGCTGATCCGGGTGAACACATGACCCCCACCGACCGCCGCCCGATCCCGCTCACATGCGGCGGTACGGCTTACCATGACCCCGACACCGGGACTCTGTGGCTGTGTGATCAGTGCTTCGCGCCAGTTCCGACCGGGGCTGGGATGCCCGCTCTGTGCGCGGCGTTGCACGATGCGGGAGGGCTGCTGCCGTGATTGACGCCGAAGGCTACAAGATCACCTACGTTTCCGACACCTACGGCAGGGGCGGACAGCACACCAACGGCCCTGACTACGGCCTGTTTCGGTGCGAGCACGCGGGGACGCGAACCGCCGTCGAGGTTCACAGTCACGAAGCCAGAAGCCAGCACAAGGCTAGAGAGTTGGCCTTGATGCTTTGCGCGATGGCCGTTGAGGAACTGTCCAAATGACCCCCATCACCATCCGAGCCGATACCCCGCGTCAGGCGGTGGAGGAGGTGTGCAAGTGGTTGGAGGTGGCCCTAGAGCAGTGGGACCCGCCACCCTCCGCCGGTCCCCGCCATGCATATCAGCGGCTTCACGAGGCGATAGGCATGGAGCGAGCCCTTTTGCGCGCAGTCAACGCCCTCCGATCCGCCACCATCGAACCCAAGGAGCAAGCTGATGCTTCTTAACTGCCCCTGCGGTGCGACGCACAATCCCTACGTTCGATGGACCTTCGTCCGCTACGACGGGACCAGCTCTTACTCGACGGAGGTCGGCCCACGCCTGCCCCTCGGTAGCTGCCCGATCTGTCGGCGGCTTCCGGTCAGGATCGAACGTCAGGAACCCTCTATTTGCCGGAGCGCGATGTGATGGATGACGCCGAACTGAAGCGCGTGGCGGAGGCTGCGACGCCGGGGCCGTGGGACTATGACGCCGGGGACTTTTCGATCTTCGCCTTGGAGACGTTTGTTCCCCTCGAATATACAGAGGCCAACGCCATCTTCATCGCCACCTTCGACCCTCCGACCGTCCTATCCCTCCTCTCCCGCCTCTCCGCAGCCGAAGCGCGGGTGGGGGTGTTGGAGGGGGCGATCAACCGCCTTCGGTACGCGATCTCATGGCTGGACGAGCCGTTCGTGGACGAGACGACGCCGCTCAAGGACATCCGCAGCCGCATCGCCTTCATGCAGGCCGACACGAAACAGGTGGTGGCTGAGATGAACCAAGCCCTCACCCAGGAGCCCACGCCATGAGCCTTCCTGAACTGCTGGAGCGGGTGAAGGCGGCGAGCGACCGCTTGGACGACGCGACCTTGGCGCGCGTGTTGTGCGCGGTCCAGGGTGTCGAGTACGCACACCACGGCATCGTTTGCGGTGACGACGGGTCGGACGAACTGTACGTCATCGACAAGCGTAACCGCCGCGTCGAGACCTTCGCCCGAGGCGGCTATCGAGACCTCGCCCCCGATTCCTCCATCGACGCCGCTGTGGCGCTGATTGAGAGGGTGCTGCCGGGGTGGCGAAAGTCGGTCGTTATCCTAACGCCGGAACCCTGCCAAGCCTACGCGTGGCATCCCGAGCGCGGAACAATTGGCCGCGTCTATCGGTCAAGCGCCCCCACCGCTCCGCTCGCCCTCATCTCCGCCCTGCTCGGAGCCAAGATTGCAGAGGATAAGCCATGAGCCTGCGTTCGTCAGCTATCCGCGCGGCACCCCGTTCGGCGTTTGCTGGAGAGACAAGTTCTCCGGTCCAGCCCGAGCCGCTATCGCTGCATATGAAGTGGAGAGGTTGAAATGGGCTATCGAACGCTGATCGAGATCAACCACGACTTTGGCCCGCAAGACGGAAACCTTGAGTTCGTGGCCGCGCTCGCCCGCTATCTGCGAGGCGCCAACCGAGACAACGCGGAGGCCCTAGAGGCGTTCGGAGTCAAGGTGATAGGGATGCGCCACCATAGCGAAAAGTTCATTCTGGACGGCACGCCAGACGGCTTCCCGGCTCTCTATCTGGACCCACCCCATGACCCGCGCTGACCTGATCGCAGCCGTCCGCACCGCATCCGGTAAGCCGATGATGTCAGAGCGTGAGTGTCTGGCTATCGCGCGGGCGGTGTTGGGAGTGGTGAGAGAGCCGAGCGAGGGCGATACCTACGCGGTTATGAGGGCTCGTCAGGAAGGCGGCGCGCTGCTGTCTTACGCGATGGACGCAACTACCGACACCCCGCCACGCTAGCCTCTAGCTCCGCCTCTCTCCCGATCCTGAGAGCACGTCCGGCACGGTATAGCTTGGCAAGCTCGAACACGTTCGGAGCGCCTGCAATCGCCGCATCGGTGTCGGGGTACTCGGGCCTGGGGCCGGGGTCGGTGGCGCACTTGATAGCGACCGGGACACGGACCTCGCGGACCTCAATGCGGGGTTCTGACGCCGTAGCGCAGGCGGTCAAGATTAACGGGATGACCGCTAACGCCGCTAATCGTAACATTGATTGACTCCGTTGTTCGCGCTATAGGTTTGGGGCTGCGGTGCCAATTGCGGGTTGCGGACTTCGTGCCCAGCCTAAGCTTCCGGCGCCACACCGCTGGACCGTGTGGGGATAAGCGCCGCAGCTTCACCCTCCCCTCAGAACATCCAGCGCCCCCGCGCACACGTCCTCGGGAGCCCGCATCGCCAGCACCCGGTCAGCATGACGGCGGGCGCTCTCGGCCACCGCTCGCGCGTCACGGGCGGCTTTGGCGCTTTGGGCTACACGCCTATCGGATTCAGCCTTGAGGCCCGCCACGGCGCGGCTCTGAGCCTCCAGCGCGGCCGCTAGCGTCGTGGTGTTGGCCTTACACACCGTCAGGCTGGTCATGGCCCGTTCCGCCGTCGCTTCGGCCTTTGCAAGCGCCCGCTCGCTTTTCAAAGCACGCGTACACTGACCCACCGACAAGGCTAGAGCCAGGACGGCGACACCCGAGGCGATAGGCCCGGCAAGGCGGGAGGCTAGAATTGCTGCGATCATGTCACCCACCCGCCTTGCTAATCCACGCCACCAGAAGCTTG